TTTCTGGTACGGTTGCACATCTAACAAGGCTAAAAATTAGAAGATACTTTCTTAGCCGCATCTGCTACCTCTTGCTCGGTCTTGGCAGATTGAAGGCCTTCCGTGACCTTATGATTTTCAGCTTCCTTGCCCGCCCTTACTCTCACGCCTTCAATCGTCTCACTAAACTTTGCCAAAAACCAATCCAAAATTGCTGCAATAATTAAGCGGATCACTCTTTTCCGGCGGCCTTTTTGACCAGTCCAGAAACGAGTTGAAACACACTGTTGGCCTTAACACTTGGGATAAGCGCCAAAACCTCAGAAAGCCCAAACAAAAATCCCACCAAAACAACCTTATTTTCAATCAAAAAACTTACCATCTGGTGTCTCCGATCTCATTGAATACACTAATGAAACAATAAGCATTAACGATATGGGTACTATCTGTAGGCTGAAATTACCCAATGCATTGGTTAGAATAGCACAGACTAGCGCGTAGTGCCATGTTGGTCGCAACTTTTTTACAAAGGCCCAAATATGCGGAATAAGCACAAGATACAGAAAACACCCATAATCCACAAGATTCTCTAGCCAATCATTATGCACCTGTATCGGAACCCCGCCCGCTACACTGCCAACAATCTGCCTAGCATATAGAAGCCAAAACCCAGGCCCACCACCAAATAGGGGGTGTAATTTAAACGCATCCCACGCTCTAGCCCAATACACCTGCCTCCCATTGTAGGACAATAGCGGGTGATTAAACCCCCCAAGATAAAAGAATCCCCCAACACCAACAAACAAGGTGAAATAAAATACCCAAAAAGCAGCCTTTAGGGATCTTGAGTGCCACAAGTAAAACAAAATAAGCACATATAGCGCCGCATAGGTCATCATTGATGTAGTCAGTAACGTGCCAATTAGAATAGGAACACTTGCCCAATACACCCTTCGCCATAGGGCGGGGGCTAAACAGCAGATCAAAAATGGCCCGAGGATCGTCTCATGCCCAAATGTTCCCGTTGGCATAGTAATCCCATACGTGCCATTTACTTGGAAAATATAATGCTTACCAAAGAACTGCCCAACGGCTACAACACTTTGGAATACCCCCGTTAGTATCAAACAATCCTCTAGGAACTTCTTTGGAAGTCGAACCACCCAGATAGCAAACAAAGAGGTCATGATTATCAGAGTAAACTTCATCATCCCATACAGTGGATAATCATGTAGAGTGAGTGAAAAAATAGCAGCACTAACGAATGCACCAACCGCTCCAGTTAAATGTTTTTTGAAAAAATAATAGCTGATGGGACAAAGCCCAAAGAACATCCACCTAAATTTACCTTGTCTAAAGATGTCCCCAAGATTGTGGTAATCTAAGCCGTTAAAGAAAAGAAGAAGAATTAAGGAAGCAATTAGTGCTGGCGAATATTTTTTAGCAAACTTCATCACATCCTAGTGTAAACGCCTATTATAACCCCGGCAACGCTAATAATCGCGGCCCAAGTAATCCCCAACAACCACTTAATTCCTTTAATTGAACCCTTAAACTCAATAGCCTCTAGGTGAGCGTTTTTCAGCACCTTCACATCTTCGTGCATCAAACTCATCTTCTCTTCCATCCTTGCAAGTCTTTCGTCCATACTCACAACACCCTAGTTATCCACGAAGTTGAAACGTCAGCGTTCTTTGGATTAGACCCGTCGTTTTGAAATCCGATTTTGTCGCCACGGTTGAAATACTGGCCGTAACAGGATGATCCGCCGTTGTTTGACCCCCCGGCCATGTGGATGTTAGCTATACCGTCTGCGAAAGTAAGTGGAGTGGAAACGCTTGTTGTCTCAAGAGTATCCCTAAGCGCCACACCGGAGTAAAATGTCCCCGTATCGGTATAAGATTGAAAACAAGTCACATACACGCCCGGCTCATTGATGACGTACTGTGAACCCGACAGAGAAGAGTTCGTAAGACTCGCAGCGGTTCCCGTCGTGGTGCTCGTCGTCGTTAGGTACATTCTGCGGCTTTTAGTCGAGCCGACGCCGCCCCCGGTATGTCCGAACACGTGCCCGGAAGTATACCCGTCGCTGATGTAGACCACCGTCAGGAAAGAACTCACGCTAGTGTCGTCTGCGGTTCCATCGTCATGCGAACGAACTACGTCGCCAGCAGTAAGTGGCGCGATGAAACATTGAGTAGTGAGCCTGTTAGAACCTGTGGCGTTCATGTACGCCCGTTTGCCATTGGCTATCGAAACGCTGAAAATGCCCGTAGTTAAACTAGATGCGTTTACACTAAGCCCAGTATCAATCCCAGCCGCTGCCCCCCCGTCTCCCGCGCAGATCGCATGAAGCCCGGTGTTGCTCACCGTGATATTGTCGCCGTTAGCTGCGCTCTGGTTCGTTGTCAAACCAGACCCACTAGACGCCGCATTAGTAAACTTGCGAATCATTGTAGCTGTAGAGCCGTGCCCGTTGCCATTGTACAGGCGGTTTTGCCCTCCGGCGGTTCCTAGCCGAACCATAAAAAATGACGTGCGCGAATCAGTATTAGATTCACTCCCCGTTGTCTGCACTCGGATTATATCCGCGTCTGCCAGACTCTCAACAGTACACGCCGAAGCGGTTTCGCTATTTGTGTTAGCTGCGCCGCGAGCACGGAAACCGTTTGCGTAGGTGATCGAGGCGATAGAAGTAGTGAGAGATGCGCCATTTAGCGTAATCCCAACCTGTGCTTGAGCGCCTGAGCGATATTCGTAGGCGCACATAAACCATGCACCAGCGCCGCCCGTCGCTACGGTGAACGTCGCACCGTTGGTCGATGAGTCCGCATAAGTAACGTTTCCTGCGTATCTGCGCACGTTAACGAACCTACGAACCGTGGTGTTGGTCGCTCCGTGGCCGTTCCCGGTGTCTACAAAAATCATACTGTCTGTGGCGGTTGACGAACCCGACGACACAGACAATGTTCCGCTAGACAGTGATAATCCCGAGCCTATCGTCACAAAGCCTGCGATTCCGCTTCCTGTAAACAGTGGGATTTTATCCGCTGCACTTGTTAGCCCTGCGAGTGCCGCAAGTTCCGCGTCATAGGCTTGAACGTTCGTCCCGATAGCTACGCCAAGGTTAGTTCGTGCGGTAGACGCATCCGACGCGCCCGTCCCACCGTCTGCAACCGCAACATCAGTTCCACCAGCTCTATACAGAGCATTGCCCTCAACCGTAAGATTTCCTGCGCTTGCTCGTGCAATTGTGGTGTCAGTAGCATGGCCAAGCTCAATTGAGGTAAACTGAGGAGTTCCTGCTACAAAGTTTCCAGACGCGTCTCGCGCAACGAGTGAAGATGCCGTATTTGCATTCGTAGCTGGGGCGTAAGCCGACGTGGTAATAACTCCCCCTGCGGTTGTCTCAAGCGCTTTGGAAGCAGTTAGCGCAGCAAGATTCGAAACTGTAGGCTGCGCACAGGTAAGATCGCCATTGGCCGCAGTGTCGTTAACGAACTGATTCGCTGAACACGCCGCAGGATTCGCCGCCAATGCGGTTGCGGTCGTAGCGTTTCCAGACAATGCGCCGGAAAACGTGGAAGCCGTGATTGTATAAGCCCCGGCATTCCAATTGTCCGACAACCCCCTCGTTCCATCTGCTTTCAAATACGAAGTAGCAAGGCCGGAATCTGAAACCGTTGAACACGTAAGATTTCCACTTGCCGCTATCCCGATGGCATAATTATTTGCCGCGCAATCGGATGGGTCAGAGGCTAGAGCCGTAGCCGTGGATGCATTTCCCGTGAGTGACCCGGTGATTGCGGAAGAAAATGTCTTTGCCCCGACGATGGTTTGCGTCCCGGTAGACATTAACCCCGGATATGTTGCATCCGCGTTTTGAAAGTAAAGCGCCGCACCAGAAATAACACCGCCATTTGCATTCTTGGACTGTGAATCAATCGTTCCAACCGTCGTGACCCCAGAAGATACAGCCGCAGAACTAACCCACGCGCTTCCATTTGACGTAAGAACATTCCCAGAAGAACCTGGGGCGACAGATGCAAGCACCCCACCTGCATCAAGTGTACACACTCCAACACTCTTAAGCGCAGAGGGTAAAAACTTTGCAGAATTCCCACTAAAAACAACTGGAGAATCTGCAAAAGCAGGTGTAATGAAAAGCAATAGAATTAAAAGACTACGCAAGGCTACCCCCAAAAACTAACGAGCAGCTCCCCAGAAGAAATCGCACTATTCTGTAGCGCCCGAACCCAAACTTTATTGCCAGAAGAAAGAGAAACACCAAGCATTAAATCGGCGGATTGACCTTGGGATATAGCAGAAATAACTGTAACCGCACCAGAGTTAGCGCCCACTCCAATAACTAAGGAGGCACCAGTGTTGTTGGATACAAGCATACCCGTGATCGTATTAGCAATATCAGCAGCCGTTTCCAGTTGTATATAAGCTCCGCCGCTAGCATTGATCGTGGTAGAACTCGCATCATGAAATCTGTGCTCCTTGTAAGTTAAAAGCCCAAGTGATTTTACCGCTACATCTAAGGCATAAGAAGAACCTACAAGAGTACCAGTCACCCACTTTTTAACCGTATGAAGCCAAATACCCCGCATGAACTACCTCATCCAAAGAAATTGATTACTAGATAGCCCGTGCTAACATTTTGATCCAAACACTTAGCCGAAAGGCGTACACCCCTTGCGATCTCGATAGAAGATGGCCCCTGATTTCCACCAGGGACAACATACATATTTATCTCAGATTCACTAGCTGCCGCACCTGTTGCCAATTTTAAAATACCTTCCCCGGTATAAAAAACTTCGATTGCCGTACAAGCTTTAGGGGTGCTGCTAAGTATCTCCGTCCATGCCGCCGTTGTTAGCGTTGTACTCGACAAATCTACAGCAAGCTTATGCATCGGAAATTTTGATAGCAAAGTTCTTACACTCATTACCAACGCTCCGAGACGAATTTAAAAATCAAACTTGTGGCGGCGTATGTAGGCGTACCAGATCTACACACCCCCGCGACCCACACACTTCGCCTAAGTTGCTCGGTGGGTATCAACATTTCCAGAAGCTTTGTAACTTCCGCATTTGTGGCCGATTTAAGCGTCACATAATCAGCCGCTAAAATTGTCACACGCCCCAAAAAATACGCCATCTGCGCAGTAGATACATCCAGTGCAGCATTGAGCGCCCCAATACTCCCAGGATCTCGACTGAAAAACAAGAGATCAATTGCTTGTTTCTGGTTGGCTAAGTCAATAACAGTTAGAGTGCGCAACACCGATAGCCCCTTGGTGTCACGCACAAAATCTACAAGCTCCACAGGTGCAAAAAGCACATCCCCAGATGCATACGCGCTAGTATCAAGTGTTGGTTGCTTTGTTACTAATTGCCCGTCTAAACGTCTATTCATTACAGGCTCCAAACTGACGGGGGCTTTCGCCCCACATCATTACTCACCCAATATATATTGGATCATCACATTGATCTTTCCTGCGGTCAACGAATGCGTCGCCGTAGTAGAAACCGTTGTGATTGCAATAGTTGGTGTTCTATCCGCAGTCAATTTTATTGACGTGGCGGCAGACCCCACTGGAATACAAGCCACTAACCCAGAGTATGCACTCAAGATACTCGCAGCTTTTAGATCAGCCGCCACCTGCCCTGTGCTAAATGCCACAGTTGGATAGCCGCCGCTGGATACAGGCGCGGTTAGCACGTCGATAACACAATCTGAGATGATTGCATTGTCTGGTAGCACCGCTGCTTTCCCATCCACATCTTTTAGTGAGATAGAGCCAGAAGCCCCACCAGCTACAGAGTAATCCCATTGCCCACGCAGAATATGAACTTTCTTCTCATTGATATGTGTGCCTAGTTGTGCTTTGGCCCCATACCCTTCATTCATAAGAAATTTAACTTCAGCGGGTTTTTTGAACGCAGCCAACCCAAGACTAGGAATTAGCAGCATCAGTATCAAAATAATATTTTTAGTCATAAGAGCCTCCTAGTGTAAGGGGCGGAAATCCGCCCCTTTACTTAGTTTAGTAACTGATGCTGTGTACGATACCACAGTAGGAAGGACGTTGTACGGCTAGTTCACCGAACAAGCACACATCCACAATGTAGGTGTACCCAGTGGTTGCTCTGCTCTCGAAGTACTCGATTCCATCAGGAGACTTCCGTTTTTGGAAGAAACCGTTGGAGTAGAACTTCAAAGCTCTCCAATCGAGAAGCATGATGACATCGTCATCAGCTTCCTGCACACCCACCAACTTGATTGCACTCTTGGTTACAGATCCAACTTCGATCTCAGTCCATCCGAACTGCGAAGCGCGTTGTGAACCTGGCACCACGTTGAATGCACCTTTGGAAGCTTCAATAACCTTCATACAAGATGCAAGGTTGGTGTAGCTCATTACAAACACCGTAGGGTTACCTTTACCAAGCTGGCGAACCGTGGTCAAAGCATCAAATAGCTTCTCCATGATGTTCACAGCAGTAATGGTCGCTCCGGAAACGTTGATTGCTTGCGTGAACGGATACGCTGTCTTCGTTACACCGCAAACCGTGGAATCCCCACCGTTTACGGCAGAAAGAAGTGCGCCACGAAGAGAGTTAAACGAGTTAGCTTGCGCTCCATCGTTAAATACTTTCGCATTTTGTGCTAATGCATACCCAGAGATATCTAGGGGGGTTGCTCCACCACGAGCAGTTACCAAGTTAATAACTTTCGTGTTCATGTTGATGGTATTTACATACCCCGCAGAGGATAGTGCAGAATCGTCATCATCCAAATATACCTTTTGTCCAAGAACAAAACGATCAGGACGATCAACAGTCATGTTACCGGAGGCATCACCATCAGCCGTTAGTTTGGCAAAGTGTGCACCATTGAGGAGGTTCACAGAAACTACGTTTTTGAGGTAGTCCATGAAATCGTCAATTGCCCCAGGCAGAATCTTCAAGAAATTCTGCTCAGAAATCTGATTGTGTTCCATCAGGTCACGATGATTGAAGATCATTGACCCCCAAACTTCTTTATGACCAGAGATAGAACCACGCACATAGCTGTCTTCAGCAATGTCAGTAGAACCAGTTAAGCTTCCGAAAGCAACAGAAGAGGCTCCTGCGGCTTTGAAAGGAATGATAAGAGTTCCGCCATCCCAACTATTATCTTTTTCAATGTTGGAAAGCACGAAATCCCGTTTGATAAATTCTTCTCTTAGCAATTCGTTAGGCAGATACTCATTAAGCATCGCCGAAAATGATCTTGTAGTACCCATTGTTTAACTCCTTAGAAAATTTTTAGTTATTGGCCCATCATTTCTTGGTGACGTTTCTTCAAGTCATCTAGAGATTTAAACTTAGACTTTGCTGGCGCTGATCCACTTTTAGCCCCGGCATTAGCCAAGTTAGGAATTACCTTTTTCTCAGATGGTGCTTGGTTGGCTGGCGTCGCCGTTTGGGTTCCTTGCTGCATCATCTCCTGCGGTTTCGCACTCGATGGCATCTCCCCAAGTAACTCCATGGCTTTCTGGATGGCCTCTAATGGAGTAATGGATTTTCCGGTCAGGGCGAACTCACTTCTACCCATGTTGACCACTAACTCACGAAACGCCCCACTCTTAGCTTTCCGTGAATCATACGCCTGAGCTATTGCGGCGTAATCTTGTCGCTCAAGCGCCAAGTCCAGCATTTGACTTAAGTACTGACCTTGTTGCTGCATCGACTCCTGAGACATCTGCGAATGCTGCTTTTCAAGCTGATACGCACGACGTTCCGAAGCCTGTTTTGCCTCCAAAAGCTGACGTTGCTCTTGAGGCATTTGAGATAATTGTACCTTTTCCACAGCCCATTGCAATACCTTTTCAGGATTTACCGCGAAAATCTCGAACATAGTATCAAGATCATTACGTTTGTAGGCAGTTCGAGCTTCTTCAATCTGTCCAATGATTTCTTGGTGGTTCTTTTGTAGCCCGTGGTACTCGGATTGCTGCTCTTTAAATTTATTCTTAAGGCTTGGAAGTCCGTAAGCCTTCTCGAAAAGCTCATGCATATACCGCTCAGATTCCTTGTCTTTTATGTGCTGACGAAGAAACTCTGGGATCTCATGCTCCGCTCCCGACGCCTTAAACTTGTAGTTTGGGGTGTATGTGGGCATCGCCGCTGGTTTTTCCACCGGGTTTACCACTGACTTATCGGGTGTTTGAACTACTTGTGTCTGCTCGGGGGTCTGATTAACCTCCGAAGATTGGGTGGCCTGTACCTCTTGGTTGCTGCTCTGCTGTTGTTCCAGTTCCATCTGCTTCTCCTATTTGGCCTTGCGTGGCCGCATTACCCGTCATTTGGGCGATTTGAATAAGATTCTGCTTATTCATATTCTCTAGTTGATCCAAACCTGCACCTTGCGCCTCTAGCTTATCCAAAAGCCATTGCAAGCTCTCCGAGGGCATCCTAACCCGCTTAACCTTAGAGGGATCCTTAGTGTCAGACTGCACATAGAAGTCGCACGCCACTAAGTAACCACCTGTGGGGATAAACCCGGCTTGGGCTGCTTGGAGTTGTTTAACCTGTAGAGCGGCATACTGCTCATGCGCCTGTAGCCGCATAGCGTAGTTTTGCTGTATCTCAGGTTGTAAATTTGGAAAGTCTGCTTGGCGCATTCGACTAGTTAAACGCCGAATGAAATAGGTATGTGGGTCGTTTTCATGGATCGGTGGTACTTCACCACGATCAAGCGCCAGAATATCGTTCGTGGCTGCTTCATAATCAAGCGTCATATCGTCGAAACTTTGATCGAAGTTCCCATAGGGCATAAGCTTCATCAGCTTCCCAATGTCTTCTTTTTCTAGTTTATTCCCCACGTATTGTAGCGCATGATTCAACACCAACTGTCTACCAAGTTTGGACTCGATATCGTCCGCTTGAGGCGTAACCTTAATCTTGTAGCAGAGTGGATCTGCATTCTTGAACTCTTCAATATTCACGCGTTCTTTACGCCCCACCATTGCTACAACTTTCTCATCGTCGTAATGGTATCTGGCAAGTTCAAGCGTAAGCTCACACACCTCTTTCAAAAATCCTTCAAAGCCCTTGATGTAAATCTGAAATGCTTTCTTCTGATGTGCCGAACGAAACAAAAGAGTATAGGGGTCTAACTGCCCTGACGCGGCTTCTCCTGGCTTCTCCTCCACGTTGGCCGCATTATACATCTCAGTGATCTGCGAGGTCATGTACGCCGCGTACTGCGCACCATCTCTACCAGGAAGAACTGTTGGGGATAAACCAGTATAGTTTATACTACGAACCCCAGGGAGCGCCATCCCACTAGATACCTTCGTACCGTGCTGAATGAGAATCTTATCATCCCCAAGCGTAATCTGATGCTCCGCCATCTTACTGGCCGCTCGGTTAATCTCCACTTGGAATGGGCGAAGAATTTTTACGACAGACTGCCCCCTGGCCTTTGTCTGCATACGCTTGAACGGCTTAAACACAATGGGGAACTTACCCGCAGGGAGTTCCGTTTCAAAAAGCACATGATCTTTAACCGTCATGAAGAGATAGCCGCTAGGGTACTGCTGGCAGGGTTTAAAATAAAACTCTCTCACCAAACACTCTTCTTTAGATTTTTGATACCCACCTTTTCCACGATCAAAGATGGTGTACGTCTGATCCGCACTCGCCTGAATAAACTTACTGTGCTCCTCCCCGGGAAACATCTCCTTAAGAGCCTTACAGTTAAGCATCTTTCGAATAACTGCATACCTAATTTTTTTATGGTTCGTCGCGCAGGGGTCAAGCAAAAGATTGAACCCAAAAATCTCCTCATAGGAAATTTCTTGTGTGTCTTGGTCGAAAAAAACCTTCGTCGCTACTTCCCCAACTTGAACATAGTCTTCACACCAAGCGCGTTCCTGCTCGTCCAAATTATTCTTATCGCGGATGTACTGCCATACGGCGTGATTTATCTCAGCGGCCTTCTGATCCTGAAGTTCACTTGGCTGCGCTGGCTCAAATCCAACCCCAGGCGCAGACGAAACAATATGGTTTACATAAGCATCCGTAATCTTCTGCGTGTGGTTCTTCGTTAACCGGATCTTCTGCTCTTGCGAAATGTCTTTGTTGTCACGAAGCCGCTTGAAAAAGCTGGACTTGTTCTTGTTGTAATGTTCCCCCATCACAAGCAAGATATTCGAACGCTGTTCGGCGAAAAGCTCCTTGTCAGCTTCATCCGCCTCAGTATAAATCTTCTCTAGGTCTTGTATGGAATGCTTATCCATCATCACCCTCACCGGAAACCGTCAATTCCCCAGCAGATAACATCTCTTCAGCTCGCAGGGGGTCGGTAATCCACAATTCAGCCATCTGTTCTTCCCGTAAAGCCACTTCGTCTGCGGTAACTGCATCTTTTTCTGCATTCACCATCTCTTTTTGTAGCTTTTCCTTCGATTTCACCGAGATTACCTGCTCGGGGGCAGAAGAGTGCTCTAAGGCACCAAAATGAAGCACTAATGGCCCAAATTCCAGCTTGGACACACCGCGCTTGCGGCAAGTGTCTATTATCTTACATACTTCATCAACAGAAATAAAGTTTTTACTTGATTTGGAAGCTAGTTTATCCATATTCATCGTTCCACTCCGCAAATTCAGCCTGTATGTCCCACGAATCATCCCTTACGGGGTTTAAAAATGCATCCCGCCGCTGCTTCACTTCTAACTGCTGGGGGGTTAGCTTCTCTTCGTGCATATCACGCACGTTTTCAGCCCCATCCGGCAACTTATCCCCAATAACAGACCAATCCCACGGTATTTTTGTCACCGCATACCTAAAGGAATCAATTAAATCGTTCTTCTTGTGCGTAATCGACCCACCAATGGATAAACTCGACAACTCCCCCGCCAGTTTACCCGCGTCGTACTGGTCGTAGATCTCCAGCATATTATTCCGAAACAACACATTGATGATACCCTCACCGATGTCATGCTTCTTTTCCGCCTTTAACCACCCACCACCGTTCCGAGACGAAATCTCCCCAAACTCCGCACTCGCAAAGTCATAAAATTTACCAAGTGGAATGATGCCCCTATCTGCTAGCTCATTCTCCGCCTTCTGGTACACATCCGACGCCGTAGTACGAATTCCATCCCCACGCCAACACCAAACAACCCGCCCACGCCTATACATCGGATCCACCGCGATTAACGTGATCGCTGACGGGTGGCCACCTTCTCCTCCGGAGCCAACATCCGCCCCCATGTAATATACCCAACTTCTTGGTAGTATATGCGCGGGTGTAACGTGCCTCTTCGCATCGAACTGGGGGTATACTAACCCCTCATCCTTGATAAACTTACCATGCACACGCCTAAGCACCTCTTGGTGGGACTTACACGTCCGAATAACCTGCGCTATTCTCTCCGTTGACCAGGGGCTGTTCGTTCCGTCGATGTACTTGTGGCAGTTGTACATTGACACCTGCTTCTTCCACGCCCCCTTAAATAATTCCTCATCCGCATCCCTAGGCTCAATAGTCTTTCTCCACATTTCTTGGCCAAGTGTCGCGGTAAAAACCATAGATATAAAACCATTAGTAGCACTAACCCTGAAGGCAAGTTCATCCCAAATTCCTTCCGGAACCTCTTCGTCACACGCCACATAGTAAACACTTCCTGTTTGTAGGGCTTCCCCACCCTGCTTGTACGTCTTGAAATAAATAGTTACGCCAGAATTAAAGTGTATGGCGTATATCTCCCTCGCCTTAACTTCCTCCCGCCATCCATACACCGGGTGATCCTTAAATTCCCCACGAGGAAGAAACTCCGCCTTCCACTTCTTATGGAACTCAATCGTCGCCTGATTGATCGTCGGATACAGATACCAAAACTGATTCGGCGTCTTGTTCGGCCACAGCCTCGGCCACTTCTGCTTGTCCGTAGCCCAATCAATAATCTTCCGTATCTGCGTACTAGACTTACTTATCTGGTTCGCGGCGCATAGGAACGCAAGCTTGTTCTCCGTCGTAAAAAAGTCATACGCCCACTCATACCAAGGATAGCCATATAAATGCGGAAGACCTTCCCTAAGCTTCTTCTCCGCAGCCGCGAGCTCCAAATATATCTCGTTCTCCTCACTATCCAAGATCGCCCGCTTATCCTCAAGCCCACGCCGATCCTTCAGCTCCACCTCTAAACTGTCAATGATGAATTGATTAGGCGTCTTTATCTGCGACAACTAACACCTCTTCCATCTCCTCAATCCCACCACTAACCCCTGCCCTCTGCTCATCAAGCGCAATCTTCTCCTGCTTGATCTTATTCAGCCGCTGCTGTATCGCCCCCATGTCCGCATTCTTCACTAACTGCTGCACCTCGTTCTTTACAGCACTGGTAGGGGCCATCTGCTGGGTGATCTGATGCACCCGCTGAGTAGGTGCTCCATTCACCCTCAAATCCATCATCGCCACTATCTTAAACTTCAAATCCAGCATCTTCGTGTTGATCCGCCCACGCTCATCCATGTCCGGCAAATCTAATATCCCACGAAGCTTCCCCAAGCCATGAAGTAACATCTCCTTCACTGTGTGCTCATACGCTACTGGCCTCGAAAGTAAATAGGCCGCCCGATAGGGGATCTCCCTAAACATCCTCCTAAACACACTCGGCGAACACACCAAGGAAAACACATTCGTCATCGACATCTTCCGATTATCGAAAATCGCCGCCTCGTACTCATGCCAAAATAAATACCTTACCCGTGCCTCAGTAACCGTCGGTCGCCATTTGAAATTATCCGCCCCATACCTAAGCAGCGCCTCCTCATCAGACAAAAGCTCCAACATCTCCAGTGGAACCTCACTCATCAACTTCAGAAAATTGGCGTAATACTCCGGCGGCATCAAATCATAAAACCCAACCCGATTGTCCGGATTGAAAATCTGAAGCACTTCCCTATATTCGTCTGATAACTGCTCGAACTGCATGAACCTCTGGCGGGGGGCGAATAATGCGTTTCGTGGCCCGCGTGTGAGAAAAAATTGGCCACTATCCCTATCAGAATAGCCACAGCCCCCCACCCCCCGTCAAGAGCTTTCTTGCCGTGGCCGCCTAGCAGTGGCCTGGCTGTGTGCTGATAATGATAATCATTCTCACCTAGCAGAAAAGCCCTGTCAGTTTGCCGCCTTGCCACTAGCAGGGGGTAGAGGGCGGGGCGCAGGTCGAGATTCGGGCGGCTTGCAGGGGACGGGGTTGGCTCACCTTTACCCCGCGGGTGTCGGGCGGGGGTGCTCTAGCGGAAATTCGCTATTAGCGAATATTCGCTAACTGTTGGGGTATGTAAAAAATATATGTGTCGGAAAGTACACACTGTGTACAAAAAGACACACTTCCAGCGCTGGCTATTTGACTGGATGCAGCAATTAGGATCAGATTGCGGAAGCATATATATTACTGTCGTGTGTCCGCGTTGACAAAAAAAGTCACTTTGCAAGTATTGGTGACAAAAATTGGCACCTTGAATTTATTGGATTTTCTGTTTTTAGTGACAAAAAACGTCACTCTCCGCTTGCCATCTAAAAACTGCGGGGGTTAGGGGTTGGCACGCAGAATGCATTAGATGTCGTGTTAGTTAAATTTTTAAAGGGGGGTTAAAAATGAAAGAGCGAGCGAAATCCAAAAAGTGTAAGCACGGATTAGTATGGCTGTGCCGCGCGGGGCACTACACAGAAAACGGCTTGGTAAAATATTGGCAAGTCAATGTGAAGCCAAACTCCGGAGTCTGCGTAGGTTACAATGGGAGCTACGCCGATATGTGCATCAAATTTGAGCATTGCGTAGCAGAAATGCAACGCGACTCCCAATATGATCTACGCACACAGTACGCGATGCGGGGTGTTTTATAGCTCAAATCGAAAATATGGCCAGCTTAGGTGCGGCAGATCCGAGGATCTGCCTATCCTAAGACGCCCGACAATCACGTCGGACGGAAAGAAAGGGAAGAACAAAATGAGTAAACAACAACACACACCGGGGCCGTGGCGGATAACATACGGTACGAAATTCCTCGGGGTACAAAACCAAGGCGCACTTGGGTATTTAGCGCAAATCAGCTTAGAAAATGACGGCGGAAAAGAGCAAGCATTAGCGGACGCACGACTAATCGCGGCAGCACCGGAAATGATGGAATGCTTAAAACAATGCCAAAAATGGTTTGAAATATACGCGCCCGTTGCGGATACGATAAACGGAAAGATTGCAGAACTTCCAATGCTAACTCGCGTTAAAAAACTAATCGCAAAAGCAGAAGGTGAAAAATGAAAACAACACTAATGCATCGAACTATTACTTGTAAGTATCTCGGGCCAACCAACACGCGCGGGTCACGCATCCGCGTTCGTTGGGGTGACTACACCAAAGGGAAGGATAAGCAAGTGTTTGCAAGTTGGTGCAGCTGGCAATCCGTTGATGAAAACTACTGTGCAGCGGCTAGGGAGTTTATAAACCACGCCACCAACTTAGTAGAAGATGAAAAACTCGAATTGCTAGGTGGACATACCGGAGATGGGGCAGTTTTCGTGCTGAGATGGGGGCGAGAATGATCTACTTATTTTTGATTAAAAACGGAAATTGCATCGCATACGTAAAAGAAACTGAGGAAACGTCGATCATGAAGAACGGATCGCAAGTTGAGTTTTCATTTTGCAAAACGATAGACGGAACGCTTGTCAACAGACAAAGCGCGAAGATTTCCCGCGCTAAAAAATGGATGGTTCACGGATGGTCGCTCGCGGATCACGCGGTATATGTCAATCGCGGCTTTGTTGCCTACCCACAATTTTTTGTCTACGAACAGGAGTAAAAAATGATCTACATGAGCAAAGAAAAAGCAGAAAACATCTGCACAAAAAACAATTCCGATGACGACGATAGTTTCTATCGGGTCGAACTTCGCGGAAACTATGCGGTTGTCGCAGTCTATGACGGTGCAACAGGCGAACTGTTGGGGTATCTATGACGGCACTGGCTATATTTTTTGACGGGTGCGACTCGCGCCCCGTCGAGCTAGGCGAAACCGTACGCGCCCGATCCGAAAAAATCTCGGATCTACTTGGCGCGAATTGGGACGCGACAGGAATTATCGGCGACATAACCAAGTATCAAAGCGCCGATGGTAAAAAGAAATTGTTAGTAAAGCACTGCCCACTAACGGGCAGTGTGATTGACATCGAAGAAAGGAAAGAGAAATGAACAAAATAGTTGAAAGCATCCTAAGCGCACCCGCGCTGTACCAAGATGAAGACGGTTTTTGGGATTGGCGCGAAATCCGAGAATACTTCGGAGTGCCAAAAGAAAAAATGCAGGAACTGAAAAAATTAGTCCAGTTAGGGGAAGGGGGTTGATATGAATATTCTGATCCAAAAAATAAAATACCGTGCGGTGTACGCCGTTGATGAATGCTACGCCGTGGACATAAACACACGCGAAGTCGTTCATCGCGTTAAAGTTACCACAAAACGAACACCGCAAGATAAAGCGCGGCGACTAATTGACAATTGGGTAACCTACAAAAATACTACGGAATACACCCGCGCAGTGGTCTCATCCAAGCAATGCCCGGAGTGCCACGGTGGGTTGCGCCGTAATCTGTCCTTAACGGGTTGGTGGCAGTGCGAGCAGTTCGGGAACGAACAGTTTAGACGCTACCCGAACCGCCCACCTTGCCATTGGCAAGGTTTTACAGAATAGCTACACCCTACCACACATGCCCGCTATCTTCGTTTAATGGCGGGCTTTTGCGAGCGCGTAGGCGCACCTTCCCGGTATCCTCCAAAGGAATCTCCACCAAGCAAAGGCAAGACTTGCCTTTGGCGCGTCCCGGAGATCCGAGTTCGTCCATGCAAACCTGATAGCACCTGCCATCTAAGAAACTAAGTGCAAAAAACATCCAGACCATTCGGAAATGCTACCAAGTAAAACAACGCAAGGCAACACGATCCTAAGTTATTGATATCATTGAAAGGTAGTTTCGGAACTACCTTGGAATCTGAAACTACCTTCGAAACTACCGACCTAAGTTATTATTATTATTATACTTATTACTATTTAGGTAGTTTCAGTTATATATTTATTAAATTTATAAATATATATAGTAATAAGCCCTATACTACCTTTTCATATAATGGCGTTTGAGTTTGTTTTGAAACTACCGAAACTACCTTTTTGGGTCTTTCTTAAACAATAACATACACTTAAGTCGGTAGTTTCACTTTTTTGAAACTACCGAAACTACCTTTTCGAGACTACCAATCCCAACAACCCCCGTCAGGTACTCTCTAACTGGTGTCATTTTGACACCAGTACCCAACAACCCCCGTCAGGTATAAGCCGTACTATTACCCTCAAGTACTACCTAAAATACGCACTTTACGACGTAGTTTTGCAAGCAAAAGGTAGTCTCGAAAACGAAACTACCTGGCCGAAAAGTGTTCCCTTGGCGTACTAAAGTGCGAGTTATGAGTTCAGTATTCTGCTTTTGACGCGACGCCAACGACGAGTTTGGAATTCCTGTGGTCGCTTTTCAGGGCGAAACCGCGTTTCTCCATCTCATGGTAGAAGCGTCGGACGCCGTGGTCGTAGCGTGGGTTGGCGTCTTTAAAGAGGGCAAAGAGCTGGCCACCTTTTACTGTGCCTTCCCCGATGGAGTAGCCGGGGTAGACCCCCTCGGCGAGATCCTGAACGAATCGGCCTACGGGGTGTGAATCTTGGCGTGCTTCTAACATTTTGGTTGCGCCCGAGTCGGGGTTATGATAGACGCCGCCATTCGCGCAGAGGTCGGCGAGGCCTTGCAGAAACCAATCGAGTACGTCACCCGAACCTGCGGCGAGGATGACATTCCAATACTCGGGGGTGTGTTTCCCATCCTTAGTAAACTGATGGGTGAACTCGACGACGGAGAAGCGGCGATCCATGGCGTTCGAATTAGGATCGAGGCCAGCGGGTAGGTCTTGGCCGCAAAAGATATGCACCTTTGGCAAAAACGCGAAGACGTGTTCTTGGTTCTTCCGGTTGACCTGCACCGCGAACGGATCCTCGATGAGCTTCAGGAGACCATTATCCACTGGCGCGTCGGTGTTGATGTCGGTGAGAATGTTGGTGCGTTTATTCAAGACCCCCGACAGCAGGAAGCTTTTCTGGGTGAGAAACTCAGGGGCGACGCGGGCGCATAGCCCCTCACCGATGAACGCCTGGACGAGCCCCGCGAACGTGGACTTGCCTGTGCCGGGAACCCCCCACAGGAAGCCAATGCGCGGAAAGCGCGGGAGTATGGCACCGCCGCCGAGCTGCGCGAGTGCGCGGCGCTTAGACCACCCTTCTGTGGTATCCGTGGGGATGGCGGAGTCGAGCCACTCTCGGAACAAGGGGTTAATGGGGCGGGGGTCGAGGTAGCGGTGCGGGAGCACCCCCGTCAGATAATCCTCGCGGCGGGATTCGCGGAACCGTGGGGCGTAAGCCGCCCCAAGTTTTTCTTGGTGGATCTCTAGTGTGCCATCGAGGAACGCAACCATGTGGAGGGGTTGCATCCAAAACGAAATTTTGGCGGATTCTCCGGGGCGGCTGAAGACGGGCAGGGTGTCGAGGGTGTCGAGGAATAAATTATGGAATGCGTTGAGTTCCCAATCCTTGGCGCGTCCACCCATCAGCCTAGAGGCTAGCACCCGCACGGTTCGGTGTAGCTCGTCGGCGTCGAGGCACACCCAATGGGTGCCGCACCATTGGAAGACATCGTGGGCTTCGCGGATGAGGTTGGCCCCTAACAGGTCGTAGAGAGCCTTGGCCACTTCGGTTTGCTGTGGCGGTATGGGCTTCCCTTTGGGGTCGCGGGGCCAGGGCAGGGCTGCGGGACGTAGTGCGCGGATCTCGTCAAGGGTGGTTGGGCAGGTGTAGGCGGGCGGGCTGACTGACGTACCCCCCGTCAGCGGTGCAGGAAGCGCAGGGGCGCGTGTGTCCGCTGACAGGGGGGAGTCGAAGGCTGTACTTATGGCGTGCTCAACCGCTTCAAGTCCACGTTCTTGGTGGAGGTCGTTGAAGTCGGTGCCTTTGATATCTTTTGGCCAGATGAGTTTTACCGTTTGGCCATTGTCGTCGAGGAGCTTGGCCGCCTCGCTAGCGTAACGGATGCCGGGGTTGTCTCCGGTGCGGGCCTCTGTGCCGTGGTCGTTGTCGGCGGCGATAAGAACACGACATTCTTTTGGGAAAATGTCGAGAAGGTTGCGGGCAACCTTTGGCAGATTACCTGCGTTCAGGCAAACGACTAGCGACGCGCTAGGGGCGGCGAGCTTGAGGGATACCGCCGTAGCGTAACCTTCGCAGAGAATGATCGCCTTGGCGCTGGATATATAGTCGTCCCCCGGCAGTAGGGAGTAGCACCCTGTCATCTTGCCATGCTCTAGGAATTCTTTTCCGCCATCATCGCGGATGATCTGCACGGAGGAGAGTTGCCCGCAGTCGGTGATATCATATATGGGGACGATTATTTTTCCCTTGGCTGTGCCATGGAAGTAACCTTCTGCGGACAGTAAACCTTTTTTAGTTAGGTAAGGGTGATTTTGCGGGACTTGACCCCTGCCAGAGAACAGGGCGCGAGCCGTATGCTTGGCGGCTTCGCGGCGTTTCTCTGTTTCAGCTTTTTCCTTTTCTTGGTTTGCGGCGATGGCCGCTTGCACAGCTGCTGCTTGGTCGGGGGTGTAAGTGTGGGCGGCGTCGGAGCGGTAGGTGTGTTTTTCTCCGGTGGCCCAATCACCAAACGTTGCCACTATAATATAGTGGGGGGATGTAATTTCATGTGCTACGACCCACGCGCTGTTGGTTCCTGCGCGGTCGGTGCGGTTGTAGTCGCCGCCGAAAGTGATGTGTTGGTAATCAAAGCCTTTTGTGGCCAGGTGAGCGAGTAGTTCCTGCATGAAGCCTCCTGAGTTGCTAACTTATGATAGAATAACCTCAAGAAATTATTTTTAGCAAGCTGTAAAAAAGTGCTTGCAAGCAATAGTAGTATCAGCTAAGGTTAAATGGTTAGTTAATCATATAAGTTTCAGGGAGGAACTTATGACAAGTAAAAACGTTAGGTGTATGGAAACAGTATTTCCCTACAAAGGAACTCAAGAACCTAGAACCTGTAGGCAGGTGGCTAGGTATTATTCGGAAATTACAAAAAAGTATTACTGTCAGGATCACCGCTACCGCGAGAAGTGCGAGCGGCTGCCAGTGTACAAATTGGAGGCGGCGAGTGTCGAACTTTACAGGAAGTAGAAAAGGTGTATTCCGTGGACTAACGCGGGATCTGACGCGAAAGAAATCCGTACTAGTGGGGTCACAGTCCTTTTCAGGAGTCGCCACCGACCACCACGTAAAGAATAGAATCCAGGCCGCCATTGACCGAGAAGTGAAGTCCGGGCCTGTGGTGTTTAAAGATGGGGGCGGCACCGCGAATCTGTCATGTGCAGACACTCAGAGGCGTAGCGTAGCGGCACTCTTGGCAAAAAAATATCAAGACCGAAGCATGTCTCTGCGTGGGATCGCCACACGGATGCGGCGGAAAGAATTGACGGAAGCAGAGATCAACACAATACACCATGAGGTGGAGAGAATTAAGAGGAGGTTAAAGTTATGAGAAAGTTTTCACTGCGAAGAAAAGAAATCGGGGATGATGGTGCTTTTGGGGAACTATATGACTGTGACACGGGGAAGGTAGTCGCATTAACTTTGGAGCGCACCTACCCCGCGCTTGGCTTTAATTGTGAGGTCATCAGCCACGGCGTGAAGGTGCCGGAAGGTGAGTTTGTGTGTCGGCGTGGCCCACACCGCCTAGGTGCGGATAAGCCAGAGTTTGAGACGTTTGAAGTGTGCGGGATACCTGGGCATTGGGGGATACTTTTCCACAAAGGAAACCGCCACACGGATTCCGACGGGTGTATTCTTCTCGGCACTTCTCGAATGGGGAAAACAATTTTGGAGTCGGGGAAGGCCTTCGCTCGATTCATGAAGATTACTGAAGGCTTGAGTGAGTTTATCCTGGAGGTAAGTAATGAAAGCAGTGGTAAGTAGCGCATTGGCGCTTGGTTCGGCGGGTGTCAGTATCTTGTTGGCACAGGTGGCAGCCAATTCTGACGGGGGCCAAAGAATGTTTTCTGGTGTTGCTGCGTTCTTCATCCTAGTGGCGGGTGTTGGATACGCGGTTAGTTTGTATAAAAAATAGTAATTAGTAGAAAGGAAGAAAGTTATGCAAAGTTTTATAGATATGACAATGGCAGCGGTTCTCATTTTTGTGTTCATGTGCGGGGGGTATATGCTTGGCATATACCAGACAGAGAAGGAATTGAATAAGCAGTGTAGCCTTATACACGTGGAGCAGGGCAAGGCCTACTCGATGTGTGTAAGTAATGCTAACGCGGGGGTGCGCCATGAGTAGCTGCGGGGGATGCGCTAAAAGTTTAGTCATTGACTGCTGGAATGGCTGTGATTGCGGGTATGAAAAAATTCAAGAAGCCCTAGCCGAGTACGAAGGGGGCGGGGAGTGAGCTATTTCAAATTAACCACGGAAACTAAAACTCTTTATGGAACAATTTTGTGCCGAATCGAGGCAACAAAAGATATACCAAGATTTGGTATCAAATCGGGCGATAAGGGCGGATGGGTAGAAAAAAAATCTAACTTGTCCGGCAACGCTTGGGTGTCCGGCAACGCTTGTGTGTCCGGCAACGCTTAGGTGTACGGCAACGCTCAGGTGTCCGGCGACGCTCAGGTGTACGGCAACGCTCAGGTGTCCGGCAATGCTTGGGTGTACGGCAACGCTCAGGTGTACGGCGACGCTCGGGTGTACGGCAACGCTTGGGTGTACGGCAACGCTCAGGTGTCCGGCGACGCTCAGGTGTACGGCGACGCTCGGGTGTCCGGCAACGCTTGGGTGTACGGCAACGCTTGTGTGTACGGCGACGCTCAGGTGTACGGCGACGCTCATATAGATTGTGCAACCGCAATCTTATGGATAACACTCGGCGCGTTTTACACAGCGACTATAACTAGGAAACATTTATTCATCGGGTGCAAAAAATTCACACGAGAAGAAGTAAAGTATATGAAAAAACAAGATGCAATTAATCACGGGCTTCCAAAAGAGTTTGCGAACAAATACAGGAAGCTGATCCTAGCGGCGATGAAACTAGTGTCAGAGAAGGAGGCCAGCGATGAGTGAGAAGAAGTTTCCGAAGCTATCGCTTTGGCGAGAAGATGTTGAGAGGTGCATAAGTGACGCAGAGGCTTGTATTGATGCTTGCGATGGCCACGCTGAAGACGACATGAGCAGCTTATTTTTGAATGTAATTTCCCTCGAAGAACACGCCCACCTGATGGCCGCGAAGGATGAAGAGACAAAAAAGTGGAAAGATGAATATGAAAATGTCTGCAAGTTTGCGACAGATTACGAACAGCGGCGTGATGCACTCAAGGAAGAAAACAAGCGGCTGCGCGAGGCTTTGGAAGATGCGAAAGCAGGATTTAAAACTCTCTATTACAAGTTTATCTGTGAAGATTTTATAGCCAGTGGAATATCTCAACGAATCAGAAGAATAGAAGAAGCACTGAAGGGAAGCGGGGATGCTTAATGGGTTGGGTTTATTTAGCGGGATCGAAGGATTTACAATCGCCTTGGCGCCATGGGTCAGACCAATTGCCTATTGCGATATCGAAAAATACACGCGGTCGGTATTGCTTGATCGGATGGCTGCGCGGGAGTTACCCGTCGCGCCGATTTGGGATGATGTTCGGACGCTTCGAAAAGAACACATACCAGTCCCCGTTGATATTATCTACGGGGGATTCCCCTGTCAGGATATCAGCGTTGCGGGAAATGGCATTGGCTTGGCAGGAAAAAGAAGCGGACTATTTTTTGAAGTCGTCCGACTCGCTCGCGAATTTCGACCGAGCTTCATTTTCTTGGAAAACGTCCCCGCACTCACTGTTCGAGGACTCGAAACAGTTCTCTTGGAGATCACTGCGTTGGGGTACGATTGTCGATGGGATATTATATCAGCCCAAGAAGTCGGAGCTCCACACAAACGAGAAAGGATCTGGATTACTGCCTACTCCGACAGCAACAGAATACGGGCACAACAAGAGTCTGAATTCAGACAAAGTAAGACCAAGCCTGAACTCGTTTGCGAGGATGATATTCTCGACCCCATCAGCGAGGGACTGGAAAGATGGAGACTCGCCGAAACCGCATGGGAGACATTCAGATTCGGTCGCAGTACAAGTGAGCAGCAGTGGCCACAGTGGTTGCCTAAACCCACAATTCGTGGAGGTATTGATGGGCTTCCCCATCGGGTGGACAGAATTAAAGCTCTTGGAAACGCTGTGGTGCCTCAAGCGTGCCAGAAAGCGTTCACATCGTTTTTTAAGTTTATTTAGAGCAGCACTGAAGGGTGGGAAGTGAGCGGATTGAGAAGCTGGAAGCCGAACGAATCTTAATGAAGCACACACTTGTTATGGAATGTAGCTGCCCAC